TATTTCCAAGTCGGCATCATTAGTAGTGTGCGCAAGGGGGCGTTCCGCGATTTTGTTACTACCTATGGGTTTACGCGTATCAACGGCAACACAATCACAACAGGGCGCGTGGCAACAACCGATGGCAACAATTATCTGGATTTGGACGGCAACCAGTTTCGGATGGGAAATAATCAAAGTTTTATTGATTGGAATATTACCCAAGAAGGACAACTAACTCTTCACAATGTGCGCCTGTTGTCTAGTTCTGGAGACACGGCAGCAATCGGTGTTTTTCGTGGAGAGTACAACCCCTCATATACTTACTACAAAGGAGACGAGGTCGCCTACACAGAAAACGGAAACACGGCAACCTATCGTTATGTGAATAGCACGCCAAGCCGTGGGAGTCTGCCTACAGATACAAAACACTGGATGATTGTTGCGCAAGGGGGGAAGGGTAAGGACGGAGTGACGACTATGCCCAACCTGCTGCGCGATGCTCACCTGCCTCAACACTTGGGAGCGTGGTATAAAAATTCAAATAATGGAGGGACAATCTTCTATGAAAAAAATATGGCTGCTCCTGTAACAGGGGCGCAGGTGTGGTCGACAGAAGCGCAAGCTAGAGTGGATTGTATTGCAGAGTTATATCAGAATCTATCTGTCATTGCAGGTAAGACTTATACATTCTCAGTCTATGCTAAGGGCGCAGGTAATGGGTGGTTGATTGCATGGCCTATCGGTCCGCATTATGAGCTATATAGAGCAGTCCCCTTAGAGGAGACCAACGGATGGCGACGATATGCGGTAACTTTTGTCGCTGATAAGAGTGGAAGCACTAATGTCTATCTCCGTGCATGGTATCAGTCTGCACAAAGAATGTCGGGTAAGGTCTATTTCGCAGCTCCAAAATTGGAGGAGGGTCGAGTCGCTACCCCTTGGTTGCGCGCGCAAGCCGACTTCAAAGGGGATGATGGTGTGGGGGTGTCTGCTGTGGTCACTGAATATGCTGTGAGTTCTTCAGAAAACTCTGCTCCTTCCTATGGGTGGAGTACAACACTACCCACGTGGCAACAAGGACAATATCTCTGGACGCGCTCGCGCGTTACTTTTACGGATGGTCGTATCACTACGACAAATCCGCAGGTAGACAGCGCGTGGAAAAAGCTCTCTGAACTTGCCTATGAGCAGGCGCACATGGCTTATCTCAAGCAGGTGTTTGAGCAGCGCGCAGGCATCGAGGGGGGCTTGCTCTTTGGCTCGATGTTGCAGATGAGGGACATACCAATTGGTGGTGCGACAGATGGCGAGGTAGCAGCTTATTTGAGCGGATTGCGCTCTACTAAGGTAGGCAACAGTCCTAGACCTGCACTTGCGCTTGGAATCTCAAATTTCGGGAAGCCTGAGGAAAGCGAAGCTATTGCAATGTATCACAATGGAAGTGGACACATCGGAGACCTCACCTTTTCAAAAAACAAGGAGACGGGGAAGTCCACCCTATACGTAGCCGACAATAACGGAGTGGAACGTGTAAACTTTTCGGGAGGGGGTATGCCCACCATAGACCAACTTGTGGCGCGAGCTACCGTAGTAGGTAAGATTGACCCCATGTCGATGTCTGTCTCTGGGGTAAATCCATCGTTCTATTGGGATGTGGCACAGAAGGAAGAATCTCCTTATTTCCGCGCTACACGTGCAACGGGAACTCTCCGTTGCCGATTTCGCTTATCCAAGCAAGGGACTAATTACGCTCCTTGTATCTTGACCCTCGTACTTAAGCCCAGAGGAGCGAACTACCATCAACCAGTGATGACGCTAGGGCAGGTGAAGGAGGGCGTGACAAGTAAAGATTTCAACCTTGATGTCCTCATTAACTTATATCCAGGGCAGGAGTACGACCTTGCGTTGGTGCTATCGGGATACGGGGCGTTTAACGCCACTGGTGTACTGGAGATGATGTCGCCCCTGACTTATACGCAGACCAATCAAGACCCCTATACTGGAGTGTTTGCAGATGGGATTATGGCTTATCATTCCCCTTCGCAATACACCTTCATAAAAGACGGCAAACTCCATATCAAAGGTAAGCACGATATGCCAGGATTGCTTGCGAGTGGAAAAGTAGATAAATATGGTAACCCCGAATCTCTGTGGGGTAGTGCAATTCGTGTCGAGAGGCGTTCCACTGGTGAGTATTTGATTCACCACGATATAGGGCACATGAATTATAGTATAATCATAAGCCCCATTGGCAATGGCAATCTAATGTTAGGGCAACTCGCGATGCAGACACCAAACGTTGCGTGGTGTTTTATTCGAGATGTGCAACGCAATTGTAACCTCACGAACACACCATTTACCTTTGCTATCATAGGAAGTAAGGATTAACAAAATGCCCCATGCCGTCAAAATTTGATGACATGGGGCATTAAATGTTGCGTATGTGCTAAAGTTTTCCAGAACGTTTCAATCGTTGCCACTGCTTGCTGGTGGTGGGGATAAACTTATAAGCTTCATTGAAAAGGCGATATACTTCGGTGTAGTTGCTATCTGCGTAGGCTTTGTAGATTTTCTGCTCTGCTTCGCGAAGCACGGAGTTAGGGACGTAGGCGATAGTGTCGCGTTCATAGAAGCCGTATTGGTCACGGCGGGGATTTTTTTTCATCTCCCCTAATACAAGTACATCCTTAGCCTTTAGAAAGCCAGGTTCCAGCCCTTTGGAAGTGAGAATATCGTCGCTAAACATGAGCAAGGCAGGGATGGCAGAGGTTGTGTCTCGCATGGTATCGGCAAAACCTCGCTCGCCATAATGATAATAGGAGGGCTGCCACATAAGAGATGTGTCGGGCTGTATGAAATACGTACCCGCAAGGACAACCCCTTGCTTCACGACTTCTAGCGCGGTCAGCAGCTTTTCTCCATCCTCTGTATATTCAGCCTCAGCAGCGCGAGTTCTAACACCTTGCGCTGCTTCAATGCGCACGAGCTGGTCGGGAAGTATCTTGCCCTTTGTGTTGCTGGGTGTTTCTGGTGTATCGCTGCCACATGCCATAAGCAAGGGAGCGAGAATGAATAAAAAGACTAATTTCTTCATAATTGATGCAATTTGTGATGTGGCAAAGATACAAAAAAGAAAGTACCGAACAAAGATAAACGCCAAAAACGAAACAAGAAAGGTGTAGTTATTATTGCCCCTCCCTTAAGGAGAGCTTTTGAAAGTTGTTTCAGACTTATTCTTCACCTTATTTTCTTTCTTCGATAACTTGTAACTTTGTCTATCACCGCTTATTACTAACACAAAACTATTAGCTTATGTCAATGACACGTTCGGGGGAAGTAGTATCTTCCCAAATAGGCAAGATGGGCGTAATCTCAGAGCTTGAGAGTAAAAATTTCACGCTTGCGAATGGTCAATGTTTCAACGTCAAAAATGACGGAGACGAACCAGTATTGTTGTCTGTCCAGCTTGCGGGGGCAGACGAGGGTGAGTTCTTGGAAACGTATTTTGAAGTCGGTTGGAATCCAGAGATCATCGCAGCAATCAAACAAACAGGCATCGCAACGAATAATCTAAAATGGGGATTTTGATATGGCACTAACGATTGGAGTAAATGCAAGAAGAAAATCTGGAAAAGGTACGGAGTACGTCAGAAAGGATGAACTTTTGAGTCCTGATGGAAAGGTAAAACCAGAACGTCTACCCGAAGGTGCAGGCGGAAGCGCGGAGGGCGGAAGCGTTGATTTGCAACCGTTAGAAAAGCGCGTGGCAGCTTTGGAGAATGCACCGAAGGGAGAAGGCGGTGGGAACTCTTTAGGAGTGTACGATAAGAGCGTATATACTAAAGTGGTGAACGAGTCGGAGTTGTTGTCTCAATTGACGAGTGAACAACGAGGAAATTATGAAAGACTAAATCGCCTTTGTCGTGCAGCTTTCTGTTGGAAAAATTTGTCAGGCATTGAGACAGGACAAGATACCACTGAAAAAATCGTATTGGAGGATGGTACCGTCTTTCAACGTCTGACTGATGGGAAGTTGAATCGTAACGTTGGAGGACTGTTCGATGTTTATTCCGTGTCATTTTATAACCACTCCACTCTACAAAAAGTTGATTTTCTCCGTGTCAGCTTACCTGGACTCAATAAAGTTATGGTGGCACAAGTAGAGTCAGACACAGAAGACCTTTCTGCGATAGTTTCAGGGCAATTTGTTGGGCGTTTTTTCAGACTAGAAGAGACGAACTATACGGCAGAAAAAGGACATACAGAAGATGTAGTGGCAATTGCAAGTGATGCCAAGAATTTAATTACAGATACCCGTACATTAGCTACAAATGCTAAGTCAACTGCGGATGAAGCTAAGGCAGCTGCGGATGAAGCTAAGGCAGCTGCGGATGAAGCTAAGTCAACTTTGCGGGATTTGAAGCATACCGTGGATGGACTTGTATCAAACGTAGAATCACACTCAAACTATATTTCTGAAAATGCGAGTGAAATAAGGAGAGTGGAACGCATTGCAAAGGGAGGAGTGTTGGAGAGTAGTCCTACGTCTGACTCAACTGGCCTAGGAGCACGCCTTACTGCAGTAAATGAAATAGTAGCCGATACGGCGCATAAACTAGAAGAACTCAAAGAAAGGGCAAAGGATAATCTCACTAAAAGCACTCTCCGAATCGGTTATACCAATAAATCGCTCCTATCTCTAACAGAAGAGTTTTATAACGCTGGTGTCTTACTGGGTGATGCGTGTGGCGATTTGATGCGCTTAGAAGATGGTCGTTTTTTATCTCAAATTGATCCTGATAAGGATAACCGCGATGAGGACGGTGAGCCTTATCTGGAGTTTGCTTGTGCACAAGATGGGCTTGTTTATAGAATTTATAGCCGTTCTAGGTATAAAGAATTTAGCAGCCAGTTCAGCTTGAAAATTGGGATATATGGTAGAATCCCAGGGGTTGGAATGTATCATTTGCGCAATGATTACTATGGAAGTTCAGATGATCGAGGGCTTGATTGGAAAATAGTAAAGACAATCCCGGCAGGCACTCCCGTAGCAGACCAAATCAAGAAGTTGTTAGGTTTGTCATAGTACGCAGAAGATGAAAGAAGTATTTTACAAGTTTTTAATCGAGCATCTAGTTCTGCACGGAATTATTATCCTAATTGCAGCGCTAGCGATTTTAGTCTTTGTCATAGCTGATTTAATTGTCGGCTGTTTCAAATCTAAGAAGCGCGGGGAAGAAATCGAAAGTCTGAAAATGCGTATGGGAACAGGACCCAAATTGCTACTCTATTATTCGATTTACCTATGCGCGGTGATGCTTGACCTAGTGGTGTGCATTGTTACCCCTTTTCCCATCATCTCGATGCTTTGCGCAGTGCTGATGGCAGGCGTAGAAATTTTTAGTATGGCAGAGGGCACCGCGAAGAAGGCAGAGATAGCGCGTGGAGCAAAGACAGTGCGCGCGGTAATCGAGAACCCTAGCGACATAAGCAGAGGAATAGCCGTGGCAGTGCTTAAGGAAATCGAGCGCGCAACTCAAAGCAACGACACCCCACCGCCAATGAATGAAGCGGACATTGTGAAACTAGTTACCGACATTATGAGAAAGGCTAACGAAGTACAAGAAGCTCCCGAAGCGGACAACGCAACGGTGTAACCACAGAACGAAGCGCGCGCCCCGAGAGGGTGAAGACCTAACAAAGGGTGCGCGCGTTTTTTCAAACATTCAACCACTACCAAAAGACAACAAAGAAATGAATATCTACATCAGACGAAACGCGAAACGCGAAACCTATACGATTGGCGCGCTTGAAATTGCAGGGCAAAAAGTTTGCGACACGCTCGAAGACACCGACCGCAATCTCACCGACAGACAACCCGAACACGTTATAGCAAAGCTCAAAGTGGCAGGACAAACAGCAATCCCCACTGGTACGTACCGCGTGGATATGGACACAGTAAGCCCCCGATTTGGCAACGTGGCTTTTTATAAGCAAGTTTGCGGTGGCAAATTACCGCGCCTTTTCGGTGTAAAGGGTTTTGCTGGTGTGCTTATCCACGCAGGGAACACCGCGCAGGACACGCACGGCTGCATCCTTGTGGGAGAGAACAAAGAAAAGGGGAAGGTGGTGAATAGTCGCGCGACCTTTGAAAAACTCTACAAGATGATGCACGAAGCGCAAAAGAAGGGGGAGGAGATAACGGTGACGATTGTGTGAAAGAGCTATATAGGTATGGCAGACAACAAAAAATTAAACAAAGCGAAGGCAGCGAAAAATGATGAGTTTTACACAATGTATAGCGACATTGAAGCAGAGATGAACGCATACATAACTCACAATCCAAAAGTGTTTCGCGGAAAGACGATACTTTGCCCTTGTGACGACCCCGAGGAGAGTATGTTTGCGCGCTACTTTGCGGACAATTTCAATGCCCTAGGACTTAAGAAGTTGATTTGCACTTGCATCTCTCAAGAAGCGAGAAAAGGCACTGCAACCAACGGAGAGGGCAAGGGGAAGATGCTTTGTATCACGAAGCAGGAAAGTAAAAGTTGTTGGACATACCTAGAAGGCGCAGGCGATTTTCGTAGTCCCGAAGTTACGGCTTTGCGCGATGAAGCCGACATCATCATCACCAATCCCCCTTTTTCGCTGTTTCGTGAGTTCATAGCATGGATCATCGAGGGGAACAAGATGTTTTCTATTATGGGTAATATGGATGCAATCACTTATAAAGAAGTGTTCCCTCTCATCAAAGGAAACAAAGCGTGGCTAGGAGCGACAATATACAGTGGAGATCGGGAATTCAAAATACCGCTTGACAGACCCATAACAGCGAAGAAATGGAGAGTAGATGAACAAGGGCACAAGTATGTAAGGGTGACTGGAGTTCGCTGGTTTACTAACTTAGAACACGGTCGTCGTCATCAGCCACTGTCCCTTTTATCAATGAGAGGAAATTTGCTGCATAACAAGAAAATGAAGGGCAAGAAATCTTACGAGCAGTATGATAATTTTGAAGCAATAGAGGTCTCATTCTCAAGCGCGATTCCATCAGACTATAAAGGTGTGATGGGTGTTCCTGTTTCTTTTTTGGACAAGTATAGTCCAGAGCAGTTTGAAATTCTCTCCAATTCTGCGAGGATTGGAATCAATTTGACGATAAATGGCAAAATACCATACAAGCGCATCTTTATACGTCACAAACTAAATATACAAGAATCATGATACGATATATTCTCACCGCGTTGCTTGCTCTTATCCTAGCAAGCTGCACGACCTCAAAGGAGATAACGCGCACCATCACCAAGCACGACACGCTGAGAGTGACACAACGCGACACGTTACGGCAAACCATCTACCACCGCGACAGCATTTTTTTTCGTGATAGCATCTACACCGAGGGGACAACCCTCATCAAAGAACGATGGCGCGAGCGTTGGCACATTCGCCACGACACCATCCGTGCCATTTCCCGAGATACCATCTATCAAGCCAAGCACAGCATAGACAAGGCGCGCAAACTCGTCACGCGTCATCCGTGGTATTACGGACTGTTGCCCCTTGCTTTGATAGCGTGCATCTTATTTGCTGGTATCTCTCTGTTTTCACGCTTTTACAAATAGCAGACCCTCACAGAACAAAAAGGGGCAACAACGCGCCCCCAACTCACTACGATTTTTTTTCATTACGTTTGCCCCCATTCGTTGAGAAACGCGTGGGGGCTTTTAGTGATATTTCGGGTTATTTCTTTGTCACCTCTCAAGAAAGCCCTACCTTTGCCAAGGGAACAAAGCCACCTCCAATTTTGAGAGCGTGGTTTTTCGCTTTTTCAGACGAAAATACACAATAGTGTAACATTTTTGAATTGAAATAGCGTAAGTATCTGATTTTCAAATCAGATATATATTCGCAATATAAACAAATGTTTTTCGCAGCCTAATATAATCCTAACCTTCTAGAAATCAATACAGAACGAAAAACAGCACTTAAATTTCGAGGAACGATTAGCTCGAAAATCAAATAAAAAACACTACTTTTGCAGGAAGAAGTGTAACAATAGTGTTACACAATCAAACGAAAACAACCCTGAATAAAATGACAACCTTCAAAGCACTAGTGCTATCTCACCAAAAAAGGAGAGATGGCACGTACAACGTCAAAATCCGAGTAACCCACAACCGAAAGCACAAGTACATCAAGACCGCGCTATATGCAGGAAAGAACGATTTGACAAAGTCGCTCAAGATAAAGAATCATCTCATCTCAGACGCGACAGATGAAATCATAAAAGTATACAGAACGAGATGCACACAAATTGGTGCAGCACTAGGAGAGTACAGTGTTGAAAAACTTTGTGCTTTTCTAGAGGAAGGAGCAAAGCAAGAAGAGTGGAAAATAAACTTTTTCGAGTACGCAGAGAAATACATCTCCAAGGGGAAGGCCAAAAGAACGCAAGATGGCTATCGTGGTGCGTTGAGGTGGCTTGAAAGATATGCAGGCGAAAATGTATTGTTGTCTGACATCAACAAGAAGTTTTTGCAAGGCCTTTTAGATTTCATCGAGGATAACAAAAAAAAAGCGGGTCGAAGTGTGACTGGAGATACCATCGCACCCTATGTGTTTTTTAAATTAGGAGCGATATATAGAGCAGCGCGCAATGAGTTCAACGATGAAGAACTTGAAATCATACGCTTACCCTTTGACCCCTTTGCGAAAATCGAGATAAAGCAACCACCACAGCCCGAGAAACGCGCCATCAGTGCAGAGAAGATGAGAGCCGTTGCAATGATAGAGAAAGGAGAGAGGACAAAAAAGAATATAGCTTTAGCGCGCGATGCCTTTTTGTTGTCGTTTGGGCTACTAGGAGCAAACTTAGTGGATATGTTCTGGTGGACAGCCGACCAATACAAAGACGGCCGTATTACCTATAAAAGAGCTAAGACGCGCGGAAGACGCGCAGACGGAGCGCTTATTTCTATCAAGGTAGAGCCAGAGCTTGAACCACTAATGGAAAAGTACGCAGACCCCAAGGGAGAGTTCGTCTTTTGCTTTGCGCGCCTTTCATCCTCAATAGAATGCTTCCATACAAAAATCGGAACACCCATCAAAGAGATTGGTAGACTAATTGGAGAACCCGACCTAACCTTTTACGCAGCGCGCCATTCGTGGGCAACAATCGCCCTCAATGATGCAGGAGTGGACAAATACACCGTCCACGAGGGACTGAACCACGCAGGCGGAGAAATGGCAATCACCGATGTCTATATCAAAAAGGATTGGACACGACTAGACAAAGCCAACCGCGCGGTGCTAGACTTCGTGCAGTTTCCACCGCTGAAATAACCATCAGCAAGAACACAAAAGAATGCCCCCTTTGTTGTCTATCGGAACAAAGGGGGCTTTTATAACCCTAAATAAAATTATTATGAAAACGCAGGCAAAGATACAAATAAAAGATGAGAGAGCCAATAACAAGCAAACTAATCTTCTGCAGGGAATGCAGGGGGTTGAATGCCACGTGCAGCCATATAGCGGTCACGAAGGGGGATGCTTAGTGTTTCGCAGACGCCAAGCACCGATACTTCTGTTTTTTTGCCTTCCATTTCAATAGGAGCGCGGTTGTAGATGTAGTCAAAGGCAGGTTCAGAAGAAATACTCAGGCACGCTTGATAAGCCGTACCTTCAATATCAAGAGCGGTGCGCGGTTTGGCTTCATCTATGTAGGCGAAAAGCGTATTTTCGTTTTCATCGAGGAACGCAGCCCCTTTGATTTCTTCATACACGAGTTCACCGAGAGGAGAGAGTTTTCTTGGACTTGCTTTCATTGTGTAATTAAATTCTAGTTGTGGAGCAACTTTTTTAATCGCTTTAACGAGACTTACAAAGTTATCCACGAGATTGTTTGTGATTTTGGTACGTTCCTCACCTTTGATGGCAAGCACGCGTACCTCTGTCTTTAATTCTTCCACAGCCGAAGCCGTTTTGTTGAGTTCAGTCTTGAACTCATCTCTAATATCCTTTTCTTTTACGTCAAGGCGTGTAGCGACTTTATCAATGTCGCCTTTGAGTTCTTTGTGTACCTTATCAAGGTCACCTTTGAGTTCTTGACGCACTTGGTCAATATCACCTTTGAGTTCAGAGCGGTCTTTGTCTGTTTTATTGATTATCCAAGCGACACCGCCCCAAACACTACCAAGTATCGCTATTAGAAGTGTCCAAAATTCGTAATTCATATTGTGTCAGGGGTTGAAGTTGTGTGAAATGATACCGGCAAAGGTAGGAATTATAAAGCAGAAAAGCAAGGGGGCTATCAGTTATTCGAGTTCGCCTAGTAATAGCTGTGATGAGAATTTCCGTTGATAACGAAGATTATAAGCCCGATAAAACAGCCAATAACAAACGAAATGAGCATCGCCATGAGAATGGCTTTGACGATAGTGCCGAACAATTTACCGTGATATTGGAAAAGGAGGTTATCGAGTTCTTCGCGCGTTACTGGTGCGCCTTGTGCCGCTGGTTGTGCAGTGGTGGGAGTGCTGCCATCGTTTGGCGCGTTGTCCGTGGTTTGTGTTTCGTCCTCGGTGGTGGAGGATGCCGCTGTGTTTGTTTTTCTCAGCAGTTCGCTTTCATTGTTGTTTGATGTTTTGACCACTACGAGGACGAGGATGACAAGCGCAAAAAGGAGTATAATAACAATACCGCCCATAATAGAAAAGATTTAGAGAGTGAAAGAATAAAAGGAAAAGGGATGCACCATTGGTGGCGCGTGAACGGATTACGTTTCGATTAAAGCCCCAACCACGCGATAAATGCCGAAGATGGACGCTTTGGGGACATTAAAGGGGGCAAATTCGGGGGCATCGTTGAAGGACTTGCAGCAAACGAAGTCTTCCCCAAGTGTGGAGGGTGCGAGCTGTTTAACGATGACCCCGTTCTCCGTGTCTAGCACATAGACCTTGCCCCATTCCACCCAATCGGCTATATTTTTAGAGATGAAAAGCACGCAACCGCTTGGATAAGTTGGCGACATACTTTGCCCTCTGACGCTGATGGCGAACTGCGCGCCTTTGAAAGGTGTAGGCACTGTTTCACATTGTGCGAGCGTGACGCCATTGCGCGCAAATCCGTCTAATTGTCCGCCTTGTGCTTCAAAGGGGATGAGTGGGACGCGCTTTGTTTCTTCATCGACTGTTGGGGCTTTGGGAATATTTTCGGTTGTGACAGTAGAATCTACGAGCATAGAACCCTCACCAGATAATAGCCAACCAGCGGATAAATCAGTATAGAAGTTTGTAGCAGAATTTGCTATCTTTCTAGACATATCCCTGCCTTTATTTCTTGACTTTCCTAATAATCCATTTGAAAGGCTTAGGTCTTTCGTTACTTGATTATCATTTAGTCCCTTGTATTTCATATACAAATCGAACCTATCTATTACGCGCATCATATTTTAACATTGTAAATAGAAAGAATTTCTATATTTCCCTTGGTGGATATAGAAGTTTGTGCTATCTTTGCGCCGTGAACCAAGGCGCACACCAAAGGTCACACAGCAAAGGTAGCAAATACCGCGCAATCCTCAAAGAAATAACCCAAATAAAACAACAATGAAACAGCAAGAAAGAATCAAGGCTTTCGAAGCTTTCGATAAAGCCCACAAAGAAGCAAAGAAAAAAGCACGTGCAATCATTGGCGAAGTGCAAGGCATCACCTTTAACTTGCGCGACAAGCAGAGAAAGGGAGAGGTGAAAATCAACGTCGTAGACGCTCTCAACCTCGACTTCTACTACGAACCGATTATTTGTGCAAAGTATTGCATATCAAATATATCCTTCTATATAGGTGACATGGAAGAGAACGGCACAGAAGAAGAATTTGCCTTTGTGTTCCAACGCTTGAATGATTTGATGGAAACCGCAAAAAGCAATTTCGAGAAAGTCAAACATCTAGTTTCCAAGTACGACTAACCCAATATCAAGAAGGCGCAGCCACGGATAACACCAACAATCAGAGGGCAGCGGAGGGAGGTGACAACCCCTCCGCCCCATATTTCAAATCAGCAAACGCAATGAAACAAGAAGAATCAAAGTATACCGCGCTCAGTTTGCGCAGAGAAGTCGCAGAAGTCCTCGAGCTACTTCGCAGGCTATCTACTCAAACATACATTTACACTTGCCTAGTTGATAAAGCGAAACCAGGTGACCAAGTAAATATCACGTACGCTTCCGAAATCTACGAAAGCGCAGAACGAATCAAAGCAGCAGTGCGAACGGTGGAGAAATTTCCGCATCTCATTGAGCTAGTACAAGACCAAGAAGAAGATTTGCGCAAACTATATAATCGACTAGCTAAGATACTTCTCGACGCACACGCAGAGTATCGCAAACTCATAGAATAACAACAACCCAAGGGACAACGAAGGGAGGTGCCCCCGCCCCTCAATCTTTAACCCATCAAACACCACACACAATGAAGTTCAATCCACACGCAATCAATAAGACGTTTCAAGAAATCACTGGCTTTAAGGTGACTAATCTCTCAATACTAACTTTTGTTTTTGGTGCGATATTCTGTTTCGTTTTACTCGGTATCGGAGCAAGAACCCAAGAAAAAGGCTATATCTACATCTCGCTAGTCGTTGCTTTGCTAGCAAACACACCAGCAACAATCGAGATTTACAGACAAATCGAAGAAGAAGAAAAGGAGGACAAATAAGATGGCATACCACATGGTAACGACAAAAGAACTTCGCGACATGATGAGTGATGCAATCGCCATCGGAATACACATAGCCGACAAGCAAAGGTATCCAGCGCGCGACCTCATCTCTCAGTCGGAAGCCTACAGACGATTTGGACAAGTCAATGTGCAGCGGTGGAGAGATAACGGACTATTGCACCCCCAGCGCACAGGACCACACGCCAACAACAGCGTGAGATATTCGGTAACAGAGATTTCAGCAGCCATAGCAGCAGAAGGCGTTCAGAGGTCGGTAAACTCACCAGGGGCTTTCGAAGCCTACCAAGAAACAAAGAAGCAAAGAACAAAGGTGGGATGACAACCCCACACAAGGTCGTGAACGGCAGCAGCGGTTGTCGTGGTTAAAGCATCAAAGAGTGCGATGCAGTCGCATACATCAGATTCAAAAAGAGTACAGTTACTGAGAGACTTACGGCGGTTCGATTCCGCCCACGACCACAAAGTTTTTCTTTGTATTAGATTTTTCATTATCGAACAACGCGCGCAAGTTGTGAAACAACCGCAGTTGGAATTAGGTTACTCACCTACGTCACGCAGAGATGCGCTACGTAGGAACACGGCAAAGCAGGTTTGCACACTCTCTCCCGAGGATAGTATCCATTGAACATTACGTATTGAATTTTAATGGAGAGTGTAACGGTTCGATTCCGTTTTTGTCACTAGGTTTTATTCCCATATAAACCTCCTTCTCTCATACAGCAGCGATGCAGGATGAGAGACACGGCAAAGCAGGTTCGCACTCAAGAGTAAGATTAAGTTGTTGTTCTTGATATTTGAATTGTTTATGTTCGAGTGGCGGTTCGATTCCGCCTTTGCCACTAACTCAATAAGACAATGAACATAAAGAAAAAAGACACGCTACCAAGTGTTCAAATCCTATTACCCACAGGGAAGGGGGTACAGTTGATAAGACACTTTGGATACGCAAAAAACACGATTATAAAATACTTGAGCGGTGCAGCCCTCACCCCCGAGAGCCAAGCACGCGCCAAGAAAGTTCGAGAATACGCCCTCAACCATCTACAAGGGGTATATCTCAAGTAAACAAACAACCACAATGAAGCCAAAAGACCTACAAAGCGTAATTGAGATTAGAAAGGCACTAATCGAGCAAAGCGAAAACTTAGGCTTTCTCTATTTGGAGCAGGCCTACCAATGGGTGATAGAAGCCCCCGAGGAAGAACGAGACGACCGCCTATATGCAGCAGTGCAAGCACTCAAGACAAAGAAGCACCACAAGGCTGTCTACGATTGGGTGTTCAAAGGGAAAACATTCTACGACCCCGATACAGTGCAGTGCCTAGGCAATTCAACCTCCATATAGTGACAGCTCAAGAACTCGCAGCACTCCTAAAGCTCAAAAGCGAATACAACACCCTTCTCTGGCGAATCTCGATGAGGCTAAAGAAAAGCCCCGAGGAGATAGAGAAGGCACTACAACAAGCACTACTACAAGCATTCAGCAATTCGGAAATACCGAACAACTAAAGCACTAAGCAGATGCAGGTAAAAATCACGACATACATAGACCCCTATTGCTTTGCCCTCAATGTTCCCGTTGAACATCAGAAAGGTTTTCTAATCGAGCTTTTCAATATTTTCTATACTCAACACGTGATAGAAGCCTACAAGGAAGTCCAGCAAGAAAACCCCGACATTTTCCCTCCCTTACTTGAGGAGCAGTAAACAACCCACACATACAAACATTCAAACGTAATGAAAAGAATAACCCTAAACAGCATCACCCTCCAGCATTTCAAAGGAGCGGAGAACGAAACCCACCACTTCAACGGCCAAGACGTCATCATCAGTGGAAAGAACGGCAGCGGAAAGACCACCATCTTTGATGCCTTCACTTGGTTACTTTTTGGTAAAGACCACCTAGGACGCAGCAAGTTTGACGTCAAACCCCTAGACAGCAACGGCGACGAGCGTCACCACCTAGACACACGAGTGGAAGCCACAATCAGCGTGGACGGAGAAACAATCACACTCACACGCACCCTCAAGGAAGATTGGAAGAAGAAGCGCGGAACGACTGAAGCCTACCTAGCAGGCCACACCGAAGAATTCACCATCAACGAAGCACCACAGAAGGCCAAAGAATATAAAGCCTACGTAGACGCACTTTGCAGCGAGGAAGTATTCAGAGCCATCACCAACCCCCGATTCTTCCCCGAGCAAGACGCAAAAGACCAGCGCAAAATCCTAGCAAAACTAGTCAGCATCACTCCCGACGACATTCGCTTTGAACTCGAAAAGGAACACGCCCCCGAGGACGTAGATGCCATTTGCGCAGCGTGCGGAACGAAATCACCCGATATGCACCGCGCAGAGCTAGCAGCCAAAAAGAAGAATTGCCAACAGCTCACAACCACCATTCCAGCGCGCATTGAGGAAATCCAAAAGACATTCGACCCCCGAGATGCAGCAGACACCAGCATTGAGTTTGCGCTTTCAGAGAGCAACAAGAAGCTCACCGAACTACAAAAGGGCATCAGCACCAACGACAACGCAAAGCACCGCGTACAGCTCCAAATCGACATTGAGAACCGAATGGCAGCAATCACACAAGAAGAACTCAAGGCGCACAACAACGAAACCATTGCTTTCGACCGAGAAATCAACCAGCGCGAGCAGCAGCTAAAGCAGTTGCAAGAAGTAGCCAGCCAGCGCACACTCATTGAGGACAAACTAAAGACGATGGCAGCGCAGCGTGAGAACCTCATTGAGGAGTGGAAGACCATACAGGCGGAACCCTTTGAGATTGACCCCAACGCTCTTTATTGTCCGTGTTGCAAACGCGCCTTTGAACCCGACCAAGCCGAAGCCAAGATGGAGGAGATGCAAGCCAACTTCAACCAGCACAAGGCAGAGCGACTAGCAGAAAACCAACGCAAGGGAAAGGCCGTCAAGGAACAAAGAGAGCGACTACAAGAGGAACTCAAAAACAGTGAGATGGCAGCCGAGGAAGCCACGCAAGTAGCACTCACGCTCAACTCAATGAAAGCGCAGCGCAAAGCACTCAAACCAATAGAAGAGAGATTGCAAGAACGAACAGCCCAAGACGGGCAACTCAAAGCACTACAACTCGAACTCGACAGCATTCCCGAAGACGCGCCAAGTCAAGAAGACGAGAGCCGACAACAAGAGATTGAGCAGCTCCAACAGAAGATTGCCGAACTCAACGTGGCAAAGGCGAAAGAAGCAGCCATCAACGAAGCCGAAGCACGCATCAAGGAATTACGCGCTCAACTCAAAGAAGCCAATCAGAAACTCGCAGACGTGGAACGCGAAGAAGACCTCAGAAACGAGTACAGCCGAGCTTTCGGACGCGCTATGGAAACCCAAGTAAACAAGCACTTCGAGAAGGTGAGATTTTCACTCTTTGAGTACACGCTAGACGGCACACCGAAGGAAACGTGCAAAGCCACCATCAACGGAGTTGCTTACGGCTCAACCCTCAACACGGCAGCGCAAATGAACGCAGGGTTAGACATTATCCGAACCCTTTGCCAACACTACCAAGTGCAAGCTCCTGTCTTTGTGGACAATGCCGAGAGCGTGAACAAGCTTTTGCCCATTCCCTCACAGACAATAGAGATGAGAGTGACAAACGAAGATTTCGCAGTCACTTTGCAAGACAAACCCAAACAATAACCCCAAATAAAATCACCAACAATGGCAAAAACATTTGACGTTGCAAAGGCTATACAAGCCCAACAAGAACACTGCAAGGAATATGCAGCCAATCACCCCCAAGACTTGTTTGCAAGCTCGATGGAAAAAGGGATAGGATTTGCCCCCGCAGATGGAATCTGTTACAATTGCAGACAGCAGATATACTCAGCAGAAGGGTACTCAGCAGTAGGCAGAAGAAAAACAGAACGTAAAGCGGAAGGAATCAGCGTTGAAAAAGCGCGCACGGAGTTTATAACAGGATGCCCCTTTTGTCATCGCTCCTATGTAGACTAAAACAATAACCCCAAATAAAATCACCAACAATGGCAACACAAGTAACAGCTTTACGCACGATGCTAGAAGCAGAGAGCGTACAAAAACAATTCCACAACGCACTTAAGGAAAACAAAGACGCATTCATCGCATCCGTGATTGACCTTTACAGCGGAGATGCAGCACTCCAACGATGCGAACCCAAAGCAGTATTGCAAGAAGCACTCAAAGCAGCTGTGCTGAAACTCCCAATCAACAAAGCACTCGGTTTTTCCTACATCGTAGTCTACAACAACAGCAAGCGCGACATCAACGGCCAATGGGTGAAAGTGCCAACCCCCACTTTCTTAGTAGGATACCGCGGACTCATCCAAATGGCAATGCGCACTGGTCAATATAAGACCATCAACGCAGACGCAGTCTACAAAGGCGAGTTGAGAGGGGCAGACAAGCTCACAGGACGCATTGATCTAAGCGGAGAGCGTGAGAGCGATGAAGTGGTAGGATATTTCGCACACTTCGAACTTCTCAATGGATTCACAAAGACACTCTATATGAGTGTGCGAGAGATGGCAGCATACGCTAAGAAGTTCTCACCCAGCGTGAAGCGCGAAACCACGATAGACCAACTACTCAACAAGGCCAATGCCCCCGAAGCAGGGAAGGCCGTAGGATGGGAAGGCGATTTTACCGCGATGGCATTAAAGACCGTCATTCGCAGACTACTTGGAAAATACGGCTATCTCTCCGTGGAGATGCAAGGGGCAATGGAAAACGAAGCCAAAGTGGAAACAGCAGCCACAGACGCGCGAGAGGTGATGATTCCCACGGGCAACACCTCAATAGACCTAGACGCGCCAGCGGAATATGTGGAAATCCAAGAGCCAACCCCAATTGCAGCGCAAAGCACTACAACCTACTCAGCACCAAGCGCAGCACCGCAGGCAGCACCACAACCTCAACCACGAGCAGCAGCACCAGCAACCCCCGAAGCGATGATGTTTGCAGACGCTCCCGACTATTAAACCCCTAACAATAAAAGACAATGCTCCTACACGTTCTCAGTTCGTCATCAGCCGGCAATTGCTATTTGCTCAAAGCAGCAAGCGGTGAG